AAATCGGTAGCAACGGCTGGACATTTGATGAGAAGAAAGCTGGTGAACTTTATGCCGAACTAGCGCAGAAACGCCATGTCATCGAGGAAGACTTAAAGGAACTATTTCCACCATGGGAAGTGACTGAAGACTTCTATCCTAAAGTCAACAACAAGACCCGTGGGTATGTCAAAGGTGAACTGTTTGTCAAATCAAAGACAATCTACTTTAACCCAGCGTCGAGGGTGCACATTCAGAAGTGTCTTGTGGACAAGTACAAGTGGAGACCAAAGTTCTTCACTCCTAATGGTCAAGCTAAGATTGACGAAACCATCTTGGCTAGTCTTCCGTATCCAGAGGCTAAGAGGCTTGCTGAGTTCTTCTTAATACAGAAGAGGATTGGCATGTTGGCTGAAGGTGCTGGGGCATGGCTCAAGAAGGTCAGTCCTGATGGTAGATTGAGACACAGGCTGAATAGCAACAACTGTGTTTCGGGTCGCGCTACAGCCACATCTCCAAATCTACAGCAAGTACCTAGTGCTGGCTCGCCTTATGGCAAAGAGTGTCGTGAGTTGTTCACAGCACCGAGAGGCTGGCATGTCTGCGGTACAGACCTTTCGGGGATCGAGTTGCGTCTGCTTGCTTCCTACCTTCACCCTTATGATGGTGGTGAGTATTCAAAGCAGATACTTGAGGGTGACATCCACACCTATAACCAACATGCGGCTGGTTTAGCTACTAGAAACCTAGCAAAAACATGGGTTTACGCCACCCTTTATGGTGGGGGTGATAGACTGATAGGTGCTATTGCTGGCGGTGGTGCAAAGAAGGGTAAGCAACTTAAAGACAACTACGACAAGGCTGTACCAGCGTTTGCTACCTTAAAGAAGAACCTAAAGACAGCGGCTAAAAGAGGTCACATCAAGGCACTCGATGGTCGTAAGTTAAGGGTTAGGTCGGAGCATCGTTGCCTCTCACAGTTACTACAGTCAGCTGGGGCAATCGTAGCAAAACAGTGGGTGATGATGACCTACGACAAAATCAAAGAAAAGTATGGCAACAAAGTGTTCATCATGGGCTGGATTCACGATGAGATGCAAATTGCCTGTATATCAAAGGAGATAGCACACGATGTCGGAAATATCGCTGGAACAATGGCATCAGAAGCTGGCATTGCTCTCGGACTTAACATTGCCACTGAAGCAGAATATTCCGTGGGCAGAACTTGGGCTGACACTCACTGAGAAGAACGATTACTTAGAGAACTTAATACTCCTTTTTATAATCGTTGATCGGGCGTGGCGTAAGCCATTCACAGTCAAATCAGACTTCGCAAGAGTAGGAGCACTTCACGTTGCCATAGGTGCAAGTGAGGGCTTCATAACTAACCAAATAGATGAAGATAGCTGGGGTAATCGTTGGTACGTGACCCCTGACGGACAGGATATACATGCAGAAATCACAAGAACTCTTAAAGAAGTCATTTACCACCCCCACATTACTCATTGATGGAGACCTCTATCTCTTTAGGGCGGCTATTGCTGTTGAACATGAGATAGACTGGGGTGATGATGTATGGTCGCTTGCCACTGACCTTAAAGCGGCAAAGAAACTATTCACGTCTATGGTCGATGAGTTCAAGAAAGAACTGGTTGTAGAAGATGTGATAGTCACAATCTCTGGTCAAAAGAACTTCCGTAAAGACATACTAGAGACTTACAAAGGTGGACGTAAGAAACTCCGTAAGCCTGTAGGATACAAAGCCCTCGTTGCGTGGGCTATGGAAGAATACGATAGCATCATGGTGGACTGCTTAGAAGCAGATGATGTCATGGGTATCATGGCTTCCATACCAAACACTGAGGCCATCATTGTGTCCGACGATAAGGACATGAAGACTATCCCATGTCGTCTATACAGACCCAACGACAATGATCGATTGGTCATCAGTGACATGGAAGCTAACAGAAACTTCCTCATCCAAGCCCTCATGGGTGACATGACCGATGGCTATGGTGGATGTCCAAAAGTGGGCGTTAAGACAGCTGAGAAGATACTCGGAAACCATCCGACTTGGGATGCTGTCGTCAAACAATATCAAAAAGAAAAACTATCAGCGGACTACGCTCTGACACAAGCACGTATGGCTAGGATTCTGCGCTGTACTGATTGGGACAACGAGAAAGGTGAGGTCATACTATGGAAACCAACAAGATAGATGCCGTAAACAAACCACCTCATTACAACTCAGGTTCAATCGAGTGCATTGATGCCATGCAAGCGATGTCTGATGGAGCAATGGTCTGGGGTCACAATGCGTACCTTTGGCAGAATGCTTTCAAGTACCTGTGGCGTTGGCCTTACAAGAAAAAACCCGTCGAAGACCTAAAGAAGTGCCGCTGGTACTTGGATCGACTCATTTCACTCATTGAAGAAAAAGAAGAAACACTATGAACAACCTATTGCCTACTGATTACCAAGCCTTCATCCACACCAGCCGCTATGCCAGATGGCTAGAAGATGAAGGAAGACGAGAAAGCTGGACTGAGACTGTCGGGCGTTACATGGACAACGTGGTTAAGTCCCGTGTGAGCCGTGAGATTGCCAATGAAATTGAGCAAGCAATATTAAACCTAGAAGTGATGCCTTCTATGAGATCATTGATGACAGCTGGTAAGGCATTATCGCGAGACAATACAGCTGGATATAATTGCTCCTATACACCTATAGACCATATCCGTTGCTTCGATGAAGTCCTGTTTATCCTACTGTGTGGCACAGGTGTCGGCTTCTCTGTAGAAAAGAAGTATGTGAACAGCCTACCTAAGATACCTACACTTACATCAGGTGTCTGTAGGATTATTGTTGAAGACAGCAAAGAGGGATGGGCTACTGCATATAAAGAATTAATGTCTGAACTATACGCTGGCAGAATACCTACATGGGATGTGTCTAATGTTAGACCAGCTGGTGCACGTTTAGAGACATTTGGTGGCAGGGCATCTGGTGCTGAACCATTAGTTGAACTGTTTGAACATACCATAGAAATCTTTAAGAAAAAGCAGGGTGACAAGCTGTCGTCTTTAGATGTCCACAGCATCATGTGCATGATTGGATCGATAGTGGTGGTCGGTGGAGTGCGTAGGTCAGCGATGATCAGTCTAAGTGATCTATCGGATGACGAGATGCGTACAGCTAAGTCAGGCGAGTGGTACATCGACAACCCACACCATGCTCTAGCTAACAACTCTGTGGCCTTCGAAAGCAAGCCCAGCGGTGTGGACTTCATGAACGAATGGGCTTCACTTGCGGCCTCTGGTTCTGGTGAACGTGGTATCTTCAATAGACAGGCGGCTAGTACCAAAGCACACTACGATGGCTATAGAGATAGCAACTGGGAATTTGGGACAAATCCTTGCAGTGAAATAGTGCTTCGAGGACAGCGTCTTGAGGAATACATAGACCCTGAGACTGGTGAAACTAAGACAAGAGGCATCGTTGGAACTGGTGGTCAGTTTTGTAATCTCACAGAAGCTATCATTAGGGCTACAGATACTGAAGCTGACATCTCGAACAAGATAAGACTTGCGACTATCTTAGGTACAATCCAAGCAACCTTAACTCACTTCCCGTATCTACGTGATTGCTGGACAACCAACACTGAGGAAGAGGCACTCTTAGGTGTATCTATGACAGGCATCATGGACTGTACTTTGACTAATGGCAGAGAAGATGGTCTTGAGGATAGGCTAGACACATGGCGCAGGGTTGCTAGGGAAACTAACAACTACTTTGCAGATGAACTAGGTATCAATAGTTCAGCTTCTATAACTGCGGTTAAACCAAGTGGCACTGTATCACAGCTGACATCATCCAGTAGCGGAATCCATGCGAGGCACTCTGACTACTACATCAGAACAGTCCGTGGCGACAACAAAGACCCACTGACACACTTCCTAGCAGACCAAGGAATACCATCAGAACCTTGTGTCATGAAGCCAGACACTACGACTGTCTTTAGCTTCCCTATGAAGTCACCAGAAGGCTCAGTCACACGTCACGACATGACAGCGATTGAACAACTGGAGATGTGGCTAACGTACCAAAGACACTACACAGACCATAAGCCATCAGTGACTGTATCGGTTGGAGATGACGAATGGATGGAAGTCGGTGCGTTTGTCTATCAGCACTTCGATGAGATGTCTGGTGTCAGCTTCCTACCAAGGTTTGACCACACGTATGCTCAAGCACCTTATCAGGACATCAATGAAGAACAGTATGAAGTCGCACTGTTTTCCATGCCTGATGCAATCGACTGGTCTAGGCTGTCAGACTATGAATCTGAAGACACAACCAAAGGCTCACAGACATTAGCTTGCACTGGTGGGACGTGTGAACTTGTAGACATCTAAAATCAACTAAGGAGAGGCTAATGAACCGAGAGGATTTGTTAAGAATACAGCATGAGTCTGTAGCTAAATATGAAAACAAAAGAATGCGTGAGAACTTCAACATGAGGCACTACAAAGAAGGTGATCAATGGGAAGCACAGCAAGCACGTAGAGCAACAGGAGCTAAAGGTGGCAAGAATAACTTCCAGCGACCTTGGGCAAAGAAAGAGAGCAGTGATGAAAGATAGTGTAACCCATTGTCCAAAGTGTATGGTGAAAACTAAAGTAATAGAGACCATACCCCACTTCAAATATGGATACCCATCGAAACGTAGGGCGAGGCAGTGCCCTCAGTGTGGTTTGCGTAGGATGACAGTAGAGATACCGATAGAGCAGGGGGATAAGTATTTCTCATGTTCACAGTCGAAATAGAGTCTGACTATGTTAAGATCGTATCAGTAGATGCCGATGGTAAGTTTGAAGATGTAGAGATGTATCTTGAGGACGATGGTACTTGCTTTGTACGGCAGTTCTCTGAAGAACTAAGAGAGTTTCAACTGATAGCCATCAACTACAAACAAGTATTAGACTTACTGGCATCATTAGACTCAGAGGATGGAACGTATGTCACTAGTGTAATTTAAGGTGGGTGGAGAGCAGGGAAGTCATCTCAAGGATGTCTAGCTACTGCTCTCCGTTGTTACCGAAGTAACGCACGTACTATGCACTATACAAAAGCATATGTAAATGCTGGTGTGTCAATATGATTCCAAAAAACACAGATCGCTGTCTTATGTCGGACGATCTGTGTTTTTTGTCATTATTCTGCCATTTTCATAGCCTGATGGAGTGTCTCAGTGTTTCTTCTGCTCCATCCTCTACCGAAATGCTTATAGTCATCTAAGCCCTCATAGAATGCTTGTCTGACTGTATAGACGTAATCGATGATGAACTTAGGGTCTTTCTCAGCAACTAAGCCAAGCGTCTGATTACCTATAGCTCCATCTTGTGTAGCACCTACTGCTCTTTGAATAGCTTTAGCAGGGCGACCCGAACCGCTGTTCACAGCCCAGTCGAATGCACACCAGTCTACACCAGATGGCAGTTGGTCTCCTTTAACTCGATCCCAGTAGTTCTTCTTGTATATCGGGGCAACATCATCAGGCGTAAGATCACGCATCTCTTGCTCAGTAGACTCACGGCCTATCCATTCGTCATAGACACGTTTGGTTACACCAAGGTTAGTCATACCGCCACGATCATGCTTTGAATTTACATAGCCTCCCTCGTGTTCCAAAAGCATCTCTAGGCACTTATCGAAGTTCTCTTTCATTTCTTAAAGCCTTTCATAGTTCTTACGCCAAAGCTGGCGGCAATAGACGCATACAGTGACCATTGAAACCACTGTGGGGCGGCTTCTAGGTTGGCAAAGCCTTCCTTCATGTATGGCTGTAGGGGTGGTACAAACGAGCAAGCAACAATAGCTATGAAGCATACAGTCCACGCCTCGTCTTTCCAGCTGTTGTCACTAGCTTTGATAGCCGCTTGTTCCCAGCTAATCTCACCAGTAGCAATCTTCATCTTAGTTTCGGCTTCAGCCTTTTTAACGACAGTCTTTGAGTCTATGACTGCCCCAGCAAGGTCAGCGACCTTACCTAATAATCCGAGTCCCATCATCCGTTGTTCCCCTTCACTTCTTTCTTGCTCATGTTAGTGACCCCAAAGAAGACACCCACGATACCAGCGACTGATAGAAAATATATAGATGCCATTGACCCTATGATTGAGGATGCTTGCTCTAAGCCCAGCGCACTAGAAAAGATGACACAGAAAGGATACGCAAGCATACCTATCAGGCAAAACCACGCCATTCGTCGTTGGGCATCTCTTTGACTGTCTTCATCATCAAGTCGTCTTCGCCTGTCTTCAAGTTCTAGTGCCGCCCATTCGTCTTTGTCTATTGAGCCACTGCCATCAACATCTGCTTTTTCAAACTCTGTCATTTTATATCTCCTAGTCAGCAAGAGGGTTATCTAAAGCCCTCTGTAATTTACCCATAAGTTTATCTTCTAGTTCTTTCATTGACCCGTCTTGTGATACCCTGACCCGTTCTCTTTGGTTCTCAAATCGAACTTCAGCGGCATCTATCATAGTACGCACCTTGTCTTCAGATTTACGCACCATGTCTTCCACACGATCCGTCTGCTTCTCAATGCTCAATATATCCGAACGTAATCCATTTTTAATGTCACGGCTGTACTCTACAGACTCTTCTACCTTCTCAGATATACCAGTTACCTTGGCATCCATGACTTCCATCTGTAATTGGTATTCTTCCAGATCAAGACCAGCGACAGCCTCTATCTTTTGATACAAGACAAAGCCACCATACAGGCCGCCTACAATAGTAGATACGAAAGCAAGTATAGCCATGACTGAACCAGCTGTAAGTTTCATACCGCCAGCTTTAATCTGTCTATCTGCTAGGCCGTCAATGTCACTTGCTATCTTAGTTGTGTCCATTAGTTCTCAAACTCCATATCACCACCAGCACTTTGTAGGTTCTTTAGTTGCTCTAGTTCATCTCTTAGCTTCTGTATCTCTAGCCTACGCTGAGTTAACTCTATCTGGTAAAGGTCGTCACAGTTTATGCGAGCCTTTGGTTTATCCAGAGGTATGACAATACGTGCATACACACCTATGTCTTTCCCACGGCTGTTAGTATCTAAGCCAGAGAGTACACCTGTCACGCCGTACTCAAGGTTCACACCGCCACCTACAGCATTACTACACCTCATGTTACCAGTGGAGAATGAGTCCGACTGATAGTTCATAGGTGGGTTAGGGAGTGCTAATGAAAGAGAGCTACTATCAGCAAGTGCTGAATTAGCTAATATACAAAAAGTAAACAATAGTCTCATGCGGGTTCACCATCTAATCTTGAACATATCCTAGAAGAGATAAGAGTCCTAGACTTGTTGGTCTTTCTTACCTTTGACGTAGTGCATAAGAATACAGCTTCGTCCATATCGACTTTGCGTATATACACATCGAAAGACTTTCTCTGTTTGTATCCGATGTTTATAATTCTGTATGAAGTAGCAAAGGGTATGTTCGTCCAGTTTAAATCAAACAACTCTATCTGATACCACTGTATCTCTTCTCTGGAGTTAAACAGAGACATCTCTACTTTAACTACGCCCTCAACATGAGAGGGTACAACAACAGGATAAGCTGGTGTCATTTCGTGGGCTAAAGTTGAGAGTGGGTAAATCAGAAAAAGTGCTACAAGCCTACTTAGCAATACAGCTGGCCTGTACCAATGCAGTATAGACCCCTCCGACAAAAGGTTTGGCTGTGCCGTAGGTTGCACTTGATGCAGTAGAGAACCATGTTGACCCTGCAAGGGTTAAGTTAAAGATGGTCGTACTGTCCACTACAACTTTAGCTCCCTCATAAGCTGACATCCCAGAGACGGATGTTTTGGTTACACTTGTACTACCTGTCCATGCAACTGTATCGTTAAGTGTTGGCGATGAACTAAAGGATGTAGGGTGAGTTATGTTGGCTGTATAGCTGTCTGCCAAAGATACATCAAACCTGATGACAGGTAGTACACCACCATCAGCAGGGGTTGTACTTAACTTACTAGCTATAGGGTTTCCATAGACTCCATCCTTAGTTGTCTGGATGACACACTTAGCTTCTACAGTACCTGTTATTGGTGTGCTTGCTAGAGTAGGTAACGCAAATAAGGATAGTGCTGTTACTAGATACTTCATATTAAACCTCGTTAATTATACTGCATATCAACCATTTGTTCATGCAGTATCTGTTGTGCTAAATTATTTCTTAGGGCTTTCTTGTTGTCTTTTATTGTACCATCTTGCAGTCCAGCCGCGTCATTTAGTGTGCCGCCGTTTATGTTGGCATTATAGTACATAGCGATGTTCGTTTGCTTGTTGATGGACATTATGATGTCATCTTGTCCCTGTGTTTTGAACAAGGTTAAAGCATTAGCAGAAGCAGTTAGACCCATCTCTATACGTGTGTCTTCCTCTTCATCTTCTTTAGTTGTCACTAGATTACCATCTTCATCGTACTGGTACTCTTCAGTATCTAACGTACTAACAACTGCATCATCTTCTAGTGCATCATAGACTACAATCTCTGGTAACTCTGGCATAGGCTTTATGTAACCAGCACATGATGGATCAGACTGTGGATCATAGCACCTGTCTACCCTGTAGGAGTAAATAACAACTGCATCTTCCACTCTGCCCTCTCCCTCCACTTCAATCGAACCTGTACCCCAATTTGAAGCTGGAATGTTCGAAACGGGAAACGACTTTACAATGGTATTACCAGCTACCCCCGACCAGTCATCTGTTTCTCTGAAGGTATATCCGTCACCATTAGCATTAAGATTACTAACGTGTACCTTCATGTCTGCATCTGGGTCTTTAATAGTTGTATATCTATAAAGAAGTCCGTTTATGTCTACACCAGTGATACTAGGTAATATGGTGTCCATGCCCCAACTTAGAGAGGTACTAGCCGCATTGCCTGTTGCGCCGTATGTATAAGGATTAGAGTAGGAATAAGAAGGCAAGAGTGCTAAAGATAACACCCAAGCCAATTTTAGTTTCAACATCTTCATTGAACATTTTCCTCATAGGATTGTTTTGCTCTCGCTGTATATGCTCTTCGACTGCTTCCATTTCCCAAGCTAACCTAGCTTTATCACCCACCAACCCATTCTTGGGGCAGGGAGTCCCAGCGTTAAGCATGGCATCAAACACTCTTTCGTCCTGACACATGACTGACACTGCGGCGACCTTCATTCCCATGTCATACATAGTCTTAGCGTTCTTTAGCTTTTCGCAGTTCATGTCCCTGACAGTACGACCAGCAGAGATACCAAGTATCTGTGTCTGCACAGCACCAGCAACACCGACAGTACATAAGTCAGAGTTACTAGAGCTGATCTGTGGGGAAATTGCAGATGGTGGTGGACTATTGACTGTTGTGTCCATTGAACCATTGGAAGTTATTGTACTGTTGGTGTCCGTGTAGATTGTGTCATCGGCATATACAGAACTACCGATTAAAAGACCAAACAGTAAAGCTAAAAGTTTCATTGGCTATTCTTTCTAGCCATATGTTCTATGGTATCTCTTATAGCTTTTATATTTTCATCTATACGAGCCATTGATATAGCTTGTTGCTGATTAGACCTCTCTGTAGCTTGTACTCTAGCCTGTAGTTCTATGAGGTCTTCTCTATTGCTTTCTATATCTGCCATCATCATTGAGACAGTCCAGACGATTGCCCCAGCCTGAGTGATCAGGCCGAGGAGGAGGGTTGCAGGGACACTTTTAGTTATGTGCCAGCCTTCTTGAACCATTTACTATCTCCATTAGTTTATTCAGCCGCTACCTCTTCAGTAGGTGCGTCCATTTCAAGTGACGTAGCCAAATGCTTTACAAATGCTTCACGACCAATGTTTAGCTGATCAAGATTAAATCTGGCGTTATCTAATTTACGCCCCAGATCATTAATGTGGTTAAGCATTATCTTTTGCTCGTCAGTGAAGTCATCAACATTGTATTCTATGTCGTTGACTGTAATGAGGTTCTTTTCTTTTTTACTCATTGTAGTCTCCTTTGGTTAGGTTAATTTAGGAAGCGGTGTATCCGTTCCCTGCTGTGATAGCGGCGTTTACCGCAGTCATACTTTCGTCTGTCCAGTAATCTTTAGCAACCATTAGTTCTAGGTGCTGAGTATTACGATCAA